CGCCAATCCTCACCCACTTCTCCTTGAACCATTTATCAAGATCATCAGCATGAATTTCGCCTTCGTCGTTCTTAAAAGCGCCGGATAACGAGCCATGCTTTTTCTTGTACATGCTCTTGTATTGCTGCACTACATAACCACTGGCGTAAGCAGAAGGCCAAACATTGAATTTGCTTTTTGCTGAAGCAACGGCACGATTATGAAGCTCTTTATCGGTGAAGACAACATCTCCTCGCTTGGCTTCAAGATCGCGTTCTAAGAACAATCCTGCTTGAGCATCAGCAACTTCCCTGGTGCCGTCCATTGGCAATGTGCCATTTTCTTCATTGAGAGGATCCCTGCCGCCAGGAGGCACGGCAAGCTTCCCACCCTTTTCTTGAGTAGAACCACCCCCTTCTTGAGTGGCACCACCCCCTTCTTGAGTAGGCAGTTCGCGGGGGAGCGATGGATCGAGAGTGAGTTCCATGCTCCACTCAGAGCCGCCGTAACGGGCTTCTGCCACCTCCTTCGGATGCAATACTCCTAACTGGATGTAGCGCCCGTCTACAGCCGCCACGCGAGCCCTCACGTCGGCTTTCTCGCGCTCATTCAACTCAAACAAATCATTGAAATGGACGCGCCACGAATCCGGCACTCGTCCTTTGGTCGGGCCATCAGAACTCAACATGATGTATTCCATCAGTTTCTTGAGAGGACGATGGAAAGAGGCTTGTTGGTAGTCCGCTAAAGTCTTGGCGAAGTCTCTTTCTTCGCTGCGTCCCGTAGAGCCAAGTCCACTAGGGCTTTCACCAAACAAAACTGTATGAGGAATCTTGGAGGCGCCGATAATGTCAATGCGAAGTTTCTCTAAGATTTCTCCAATGCCGCCGAAATTACGACCAAGAAACTCAAGCTCTTCCTTATCCGCATCAATTGCATAGCCGCGATAAACGCTTTTGCTCATGTCATTAAGAATGAGACGATTCCTCACGTCTCCTTCTTTACCGGCGGCAAGCATTTGAGACAAGCCCTTAATCTTATGAACGAAAATGTCAAATTCGCTCATTAACGTGGCAGTGGAATGCAAGCCAGTCCAGTAATGCTTAAAGCTGTCGTAAACAGTCTGCAGACTGCTCATTCCCCATCCATAGTTCCTTTGGCGAATGCGATAAGGAAGCCAATCGCCATCGAAACGCAAAATGCGATCTTTATGAATGCGAACCAATTGTGGCTTGTTGATCAAATCACCAGAGATGATCTGATAATATGTTGCTTTGGAATAGTCATATAAATTTTCTTCATTAATAACAGGAGCAATCTGCCACCTGTCCAACACTTCCATTCCTTCAATCGAACGAATATTGCTTTTGTTGACTGGTTGATCTGCCCTTCGTCCATCGTCAACGTACAACAAAATCACGCTGCCGCCATAAAGCCTGGAGTTTTTCGACGCCAGCATGAAATTCTCAAGAATATAAAGATCCTCAACCGTCTGTTCAATACCCGCAACTTCCTCAGCAGCAGCGCCTTCTCCGCCAAACAACACTTTAAAACCACGTCGTGTTGCTTGCTCTGCATAAATGTCAACAATGCGACGCGGCAGCCATTCGCCATAAAGGCCTTCAAGCTCTTCTTGCGTCAGAAAAACAATAGGCTCAGTCTGAGTAGAGAGACTTTTATCTCGTCCACTAACCCCCATGCCAGTAAAGACATTGCTAAGCCCATCATTTCGTACACCATTTTCAACAACATGACCCAATTCAATTGATTCCTCGGCCATTTTATCTGGATGTTAAACTTGTTTTCATTCTAAACGTGGCTATGATACAAGTGTTGTTCCTTTGACTATGCCCATTAATTTCACGTTCTCCGAACAGGAAAGACAGGAAGCGATGGAAGAGGGGATGAGGAGGCAGTCCGTCAACGAAGCGAAAGGGCTGCGTGGTCGCAATCGTGGCGCATGGCGTGGCAACAAAGCGCTTGAAATTCATCTCCTCGGTGCCGCAGGAGAAATGGCAGTCGCCTCTCATCTCGGGCTTAAAGATTTTTTGTATCAAGAAACAGAGGCAAATCGGGGAAGTTCCGATCTTCCTGGCAAAATTGACGTGAAGACCAGGAGCAAACATAAATACGATTTGATTGTACAGAAAAACGAAGATCCCGAAAAACGCTTTGTTCTCGTTACCATTGAAGATAAAACTACGCTCATCCATGGCTGGTGCTATGGAAGGGAAGCGATGGAAGAAAAATACTGGGCAGATCCCGCTCGCGGTCGCCCTGCTTATTTTGTTCCCAAAGAAGTTCTTCGTCCTCTTGATACTTTAGATCATGGCTCTTAGGTGTTCTGAATTTGCTAAACATGCTCTTGGCGTGACGTTATGGCCAAGGCAAGAGCAAATTCTCAACGGTTTATTTGAGAAGAAAATAAACCATGCCATTTGGGCAATGGGACGACGCTCAGGGAAAACTTTCATGGCCGCAGTCGCTGCCACTTACATGTGTTTTGTGCAAGCGGATTTCTTTCAACGTAAAGTAAGAAAGGGAGAAAAATGGTACATCATTACTGTTGCAAACGATTTAGGGCAGTCAAAAATTGCGCTTGAAAACATCAGGCAACTAATCATCAACAGTCCATTTGAACAAGAAGTCACGAGAGAAACTGCATTTGAAATTGAAATCAGTAATGGCTGTGTGTTCCAAGCAATTCCCGCATCAGCTCGCGCTTCTCGTGGTAAAGCAGTTGTTGCCATCATCCAAGACGAACTTGCATTCTCGATTGAAGGCGATGCAAACCGTGGCGCAGAAGCTATGTACAACGCACTTTCTCCTTCCATTGCTCAGTTTGGTCGCCATGGAAAAATCATTGAGCTATCTTCGCCGTGGCTAACTGATGGTCTTTTCTACGAACATTTCAAGCAAGCCGAAAGCAACGAATTTCCTGGCATGCAAGCACTACAAATCCCAACATGGGAGATTAATGTCAATTTGCCATGGGGATGTGATTTCCTTGAAAACGCCAGAAAGAAAGATGAAGAGAGTTTCTGGGTGGAATTTGGAGCGCAATTCGCAAAAAGCCAATCCGCTTTACTCGCCTCAGAAATTATTGATGCAGCAGTAAATAAAGAAAGAGGCATTATGGTGCCACTAAGGGAATACATGGGCACTTACATCCTTGCTCTTGACCCTGCCCGTGGTGGCGTTGGCCGAGATGATTACACGGCATGCATTGTTCATTATGAAGGCGAACGTTTAATCGTTGACAAATTTCACGCCTTTGAACCTGACTTTGAGATTGCTGGTAAAAAAGAAGTGAATATCGCCAAAGTTGAAGATTGGATTAAAGAGCATCATCGCATTTACGAATTTCAATCCATTGTCCTTGACCAATTTAACAGTTCTGCCACAATCCAAAGCCTCGCGAAAGATTTTCCGATTTGCGAACTTGCCTGGTCAGTCAGCACAAAAATGAAGGCATTCAGCAAAATGAAAGAACTGTTTAATGCTGGCCTCATTGAAATGTATTCGCACAAGAAAGCCGTGCTTCAACTTAAAAACTTAAGCGTCATTTATAGACAAAGTGGTCAATGGGCAGTGACTGGTGGTAAAGAAACAGGCGTTGATGACTATGCCTTTGCATTGGCAGGTGCCATTCTCGAAGCGTCAAAAGATAATGACATTGATTGGCTTAATAGTCTTATTCGTTAATCGCGAATAGCATGTAGAAAGTTTATTCTTGTTTCAAGACAATGTTAACCGTAGAACTCACTGCCAAGGAAGTAATTTTTCTAGTAGCTTTACTAACTGCAGATCGCCAAACTGCCTTGCAATTACTGGCAGCAGAGCATGCCTATAAGCCTAGATTGTTGCCTAAATTACAAGAAGCTCGTAAAATTGCAAAAGCAATGGAAAATCTTGAGGGTTAAACTAAAATAAACATCCCTCTTCCATTGTCATGTCTTTTTCTGCTGAAGCTGAAAGGGCTTTTGATGATGCCATTGAAGCTGCGTATGTGATGCAAGAAATTGAAGAGCTATGGGGAAGGGAATGTGAAGAGCTTGACGAAGCGTTTGAAGACTACAAACGAGCCGTCGCAAAATACTATGCCATCACAGGAGACACCAGGGAACGGTTCTGGGAGCAGTTCTGTCATCACAACCCCTTCTGCGTCGAATGCCGCATGTATGAGGTTTGAGCCATGGTGAAGCTGCTTTACAGCCTCAATGGGCGCCATTACGAAGAGAGGGTGCGATGGAAGGAGGCGAGATTTAGGAATCAACAGCTTTTCTTGGCTGGAGCAGCCGTGTATTGGACTGAGTTCTGCTAAGATTTATGAGCTTCCTGCAGGAGCCCATTGGCCAATGGTGAAACGATTCAAGGGGTGGAAGCTTTGAATCACATTTCGTAAGTGAAGTTGAAGGCACTTGCGATGAAGCAATGGAGCGCAGGCCGCACCTGTTGAGTCCCTAATGCGGGACAACTCCATTGACTGCCTCTGTGATGGAACTTGGTAGACATTGCAGACTTAAAATCTGCTGACCATTATGGTCGTGTGGGTTCAAATCCCGCCGGAGGCATTGCTAGCATAAAAGCACGTTGGTCCCTGAATGATCAGGGATGCATGATCACCAGGCATGCAACGGGGCCTGGCTCATGGAGTACCATCATGAACATTCTCGCTTTGATTCAAGCGCGGCTAAATAAAGCTGCGCGTATTGCTGCTGCACAGAAAGCTTCTCTGGTGTATCGCGGCGTGCCTTACGCTAAAGCTTGAGGCAAAATAAAAAGGCGGGGCACCACCCCCGCCTCATATCGTTCTCTGGAGCAAGGGCTTATGTCCTTGCTTTTTTAATGTAGGCACAAATGCTTAAGAGAACAAGGAATTGTCAGCACATAAAGAAAAAGGCCCTTTCGGGCCTCGTGTTCCGTAACCGTTTCCACGGAGCGTGGAGCAGTCATTCTAAGCCTTGCCGTACGATGGGAGAGACGTGTTGGCAGCCTCAAAGAACGACGGCATCCGAGAACGTTGTGTTTCGTTAAGCTCCTCTGCCTTGCCGCGCTCAAACAAGTTGTCAGATTGCCGCAACCAGAAGTCTTTGTTAAGCCATTTGTTAGCGCTATTGCCAAGCTCATCAAAAATCCACAACGCCGTAGCACGACGCAGTTTATTTAAAGACTGTCCCGCAGTTTCATTAAGTTCCCGTGCGACAAGGGAATGGATCCCGACGTGAGAAATCTCGTCACGACTGATGTCCGCACTAACCGTGCGAATACCCACATCTCCATTGAACCTAAAAAACGGAAGGATAACAAAAAACAAAGAGCGCTCTAAAACGGAAGCTTTCAAAATCGGATGGGCGGGATGCTCCATCCAAGCTTCAAGGATGTTCTTAACTTCCTTTTCAGCTTTTTCGTCTACGCCATGGGCAGCAGCAACATAATTTAATGCCTCATCATGACGCTCTTCATCGGCCTGATTATGGCGAAGAGCTTCAACTACGCCAGGCGTAGAAGGAAGATCGCGTTCCAGTCCTTGCTCCAAAAAGTCTTTTACGGGAAGTTCAAGATGACGCAAAGCTAAGGCACGAAACAATGTTGATTCGCTCCCATCGACCAATTTGCCTTGATCAACAGGAACTGCTTGCCAAGGACGCTTCTTGGCAATCATCGAAAGATAGGGGCTTTTAGTCATGAGGATCAATGGAAAGGGAAATAAATTGTGTCACTCGGCACATGAAGCGCAGAATCCTGCCTCTAAATCACAAGACGACAAGCCTTCAGCCTCAGGCGAAGAATCTTCGTCTAAGCCGAACATGCTCTTGAAGTCATCATCCAATGCCGCGTAGGCATCGTCCTTCCGCTGCGTATCAGGAAGAACTTGCAGCGAATAATAGAGACTTGTTTGATTTGATTCTAGCCAATCTTTCAAGAACTCACGGTCATAAGACACAACGTCAGACCAAGAATTAAAGGAATAGCCATGGTATAACAAAGTATTGTATCCTTCAAATTCTTTTGCCTGCCCTTGAACAGGATTTATATCAAACCATAGATCTTGTAAGGGGACACCCTTGCCTTCATCT